CTTAAATCCTAATTCTACTCAACCAGCACTTAGAGCATTCATTGAAGAATTTTCTGCTAATTGTAGATTTATTTTTACTTGTAACTTTAAGAATAGAATCATTCCTCCGCTTCATTCTAGATGTGCGGTTATTGAATTCAAGCTGGCTAAAGAAGATAAGCCAAAGATCGCTGCTAAATTTTTCAAGCGAGTAACGGAAATACTAAGTCTTGAGAATGTAGAATCTGATCCAAAGGTAGTTGCTAAGGTAATCGAAAAGCATTTTCCTGATTATCGCCGAGTCCTTAATGAATTGCAGAGGTACTCTGTATCAGGAAAAATTGACGAGGGCATTCTTGTCAATATGGGCGAAGTAAATATGACTGAATTGGTTACTTGCCTTAAAACTAAAGACTGGAAAAAGATGAGAGGCTGGGTTGTTAATAATATAGACAATGATCCTTCAACTATTATTAGAAAAGTTTATGATTCACTAACAGACCAAGTCGTACAAGTGCCTCAATTAGTTTTAATCTTAGCTGATTATCAATATAAAAGTGCATTCTGCGCAGATCAGGAAATTAATCTAGTAGCATGCTTGACAGAGATTATGGCTTCGGTAGAATTTAAATGAGATACTTTATGGAAAAATTAAGAATAGCTGGTATAGAATATAAGGTTGAGATGTTATCAGCCGAGGAGATGAAGGGTCATCTTGGACTAGCAGATTATAATAATCAAAAGATTATGATTAATAAAGAAGCAACTGAAGCTACTCAACAGATTGCCTTTATACATGAAATACTACATATTCTCGATAAGTCATATAATATAAAGCTTAGTGAAGAACAAGTAATCTATACCGCACAAGCATTAGTAGCACTGGTGAATGATAATCCGGAGTTTAGATTATGAGTTTGTTTGGTGAACCTGTACAACAATATAAAGAAAATCCATGGAAAGCTCCGGCTATTACTCCCTTTGACTTTATAAATGCTATACACTACACTAAAGATAATCTAATTGTAGATGACTGGTCAGAGAAGCAGTATAACCCATACATAGTAAATAAAGGATTATCTTATGGGCAGGATACTATTATTCCGGCCAATGAGATGAATTCAAGACCCCACTTGGATAAAATACTTCAATTTTCGTTTCTAATAAATATAATTAGGCCTAAAAAAAGATTTAATAAATGGTTGAAGGCTGAGAAAATTGAGGCGTTAGAAGTTATTAGGGAATACTATGGATATAGCAAAGAGAAAGCCCGTCAAGTACTTCCGCTTCTAAACGATGAACAACTTGAAATAATAAAAACAAGATTAGTTAAAGGTGGTAGAAATGGCGGATGATTTGTTTCATATTGATTTTCCTGGATATGCTCCTCTAGAAGTAACACTCACTCATCCAGATGACTTTCTTAAAGTAAGAGAAACTTTAACTAGAATAGGTGTAGCATCTAGAAAAGATAAAGTATTATATCAATCCTGTCACATTTTACATAAACAGGGTAGGTATTTTATTGTTCATTTTAAAGAATTATTTGCTTTAGATGGTAAGCAAGCTGATCTAACAGACAACGATTTACAAAGAAGAAATACGATTGCTAAATTACTAGTGGACTGGGGTTTGATTAAAATCCTAGACGCACATTTATTTAATGATATGGCACCATTGTCACAAATTAAAGTCATTGCTTTTAAAGATAAGGATGACTGGGATTTACAAACTAAGTATAATATCGGTAAAAAGAAGCAGTCTGCGGTATAAATAATAATATCCCCGGGATGGGACTAGCAGTCCGAGGAAAGGCTAGTAAAATATTCCTCGGGCCAATGCCTTTTGGGTTGGCAATTTAACTCGCTTAATAGGAGAACTAAAATGACACTACTTCTGAAAAATGGATCCTTTGATATGTTTAAAGATATGGACAAGTTTCTTGTCGGTTTTGATGAAACCTATAATCGCATGGCAAAATTCCATGATGATCTAACAAAAAACATTCCTAACTATCCCCCATACAATATCAAGAAAGTAGCTGATAACAGATATGTTATTGAACTAGCTGTTGCTGGTTTTGCTAAATCAGATATTGAAGTTACGTTTGAAGATAATAAATTAATCATTTCAGGTAAATCACAAGAAGATAATGATAATTTTCTTTTCAAGGGAATAGCTAACAGGGCATTTACCCGTACCTTTTTACTTGATGAGCATATTGAAATTAATGATGCAGCAATGATGAACGGTATGCTAAAGATTGCTCTTGAGAAAATAATTCCTGAGCACAAGAAGCCAAAGAAAATCGAAGTTAAAGATGCTGAAACTAAAACTAGTAAGAAGCAATTTTTAACGGAGAAAAATAATGATATTAATATCTAATCTATGTAGTATTAAATCATGGTTAGATAAAAAGTTTCGTATTCCAACAGTTGCAGAAACATATCTTTCAAAGAGTATAGATAGAGCAGATTTTAGTTATAGAGAAAAAGTTCTACAACAAAAGGGGCTACTATGAAAATACTAAAACAATTTTGGAAAATTATGGAAGCTATGGCTGAAGGGCGTCGTATGAGAGTGGATCGTGAAGTACAGGAATATATCCGTAACAACAGATAATTTCTGTAGTATTGATACAATTAAACTAGGGAACTGGTATGTAAAAATTAGTTCCCTAGACAATCAAATACTAATAAATTCATTTAACGTAATCACTTTAGATTATGAACTTATTATGTTTACGCAAGAGATAGAAGCATTTAATTATTTGGAGAGATTACATGATTAAGGTTGTGAAACTAGTTACCACCGAAGAAATCGTTGGTGACATTAAAGACAATGGTGATTACTATTTGATCAAGCAGCCTTGCGCTATTGCTATTATTCCTTCTCAGTCATCATTTAATGAGCATCGTATGGGTTTAATTCCATACGCAGGTTATACTAAAAATCATGAAATTGAAGTGAAGAAGAGTATGGTTGCATGGGAAGCAGAACCAGCTGAAGAATTATACAACAATTATAATAAGGTATTCGGTACCGGAATCCAATTACTATAAATTATGAGAGATAGATCAAACGGTCCCGTGATCTATATTGATCCTAATACGGGAAAGCCTAAGT